GCTGCTGCAAATACAATCCCAACAAGTCCAATTTCAGGAATATGAATACCATTAGGTAATTCTGATTTACCAAGGATAAATTTTTCAAGAGCATTTTGAAAGTCCATAATACCAAGTGCGGGATCTTTGCCCGAAACTGCGCTTACATCCCATCTTTTAATCTCTTCTCTATCCTTAATAATTACAACCCCAACCGATGATTCAAGCTCTCCTTTTATATTCATGTAGGTATGTCCTGAACGAGCCTTAGCAGCTATCTCTTGACATATGTCGAATAATGCACCAGTTAACTTACCTTCATCAAAAGCAACCTCAGTTTTTTTATTAAGTTTGCTAACAACTTGTGGTAACGTCCACCTCTGCGTCATTTGACCCATAATTCTATATTTAAACTTGTTGGAAAATTTGAAACAATAACTCCCTCGCTATTATTACAAGTTACCTCAGAGCCTATTTTAAAATCTAAAGTCGAGGTCGGTGAAACAAATAATTTATACTTAACTTCAACAAAAGACCCAGCGTAGTTCACTTTTTCTCCACCGATTGTCGGTTGATAATCTGCAAAAAACGGTATATCCACTCCTTCGCTAATAGGATCACCGTTTTCATCTAAAACAGGTTCTCCTTTTATTGTTGCTAAAAATGGGTATCTTACCATGAGCTTCCTGTTACGATAGTTCCAACATTAGGCTCGATATAAACTATACCTACTGAATTTAAAATTGCCCTACCCATATTATACAGGTATGACCTTGATTGATTCGATGTAGTTTCTGATGTACTCCCCTGTTTGTAATCTCCCGAAACAGCCTTTCCAATCATACCCAAAGCCATTGATGGTTTATTATCCTGCGACCCTTCCACATCTATATCATACAAGCCTAACGTAAGGGTCGCTACCGTTACGTCAGGATTATAAGACATATATGCTTGGATGTTAGTCATTATGCAGTTGCATCAGTAATTAAAATACTCATTTGATTCATCAGAGTTGGAACACAGATAGAAGATAATTCACTTTCGATAGTTACCTTACCTCTATCGCTACGGGTAGACAACAGGACGTGATTAACATCTTGATAAATTACATTTGAATCTGGTCTACGTTGTTCATCAGAAGGAGTCCACAAGTATTGAGCGATTGTAGTTCCTACGTGAGCAGTAACACGACCATCAATAAATGCTGCTGTTGCCGCTGCTGCGGTTGTACCATCGGTATTATATTTAGATACCATTGTATCTTCGATAGTAATCGTAGGTAACATCATACCATCAACTAAAATTTTGTTTACAGCTTCCAAAGAAGGAGTACCCATATATTTAGTAGTAGTCGAACCATCAGAGAAATAACTTGTCATAGCAGCCTTGGTAGAAGCCTGAGCCTGCAATAGTGACCATGTTTTACGGTTCATAGTGAAGTTATCTACAATTACACCATAAGTGTTATACATTCTCCAATAAAGAGTTTTCAAATCTTCCAATCCGTTTGCAGTTGCAGCAGTAGCCCAAGTGATACCGACATTAGATTTATCAATTCCCCAATCAATAGACATACCTAAACCCGATAAGTTGTCGGCTGCTAAAATTGTTGATGTACCGTTAGAAAATGCCTCGAAGAATAATTTATCTTGTGAGATAAGTGGGCCTACTGACAACCTTTCAAAATAATTAAAAAGGAATTTAATCAGTTGTTGTGGTTGTACCATGTTATTGGCAATACCACGTTCTAATTGACCAATTTTGGTAAATTCCTTTGCAGTGAAAGTAACTTTATTACCGAATGTAGGCATATCACCGTACATGTCAAGCGGTTTTTCAGTCCCGATAATTGGCTTACCCGAAGATGGTTCAATCAATGATGCCATTGGTACTCGTCCGTTCAATGCAGCAACCGCTTTCCACTCACGAGTTTCCGAATATACATCTTCTGTGTACATAGGGAACTTAGGAGTCTTAAATGCTGGTGCTAATTCCCTCACAAAATCTTGGAATTGCGTAGGGTCTTGTATAAGTTCGTTGAAGCTTATCATTTCAGTATAATATTAGGGTTTAAAGCAGTTACAGTCAAATCGGAAATAACATGAGGAATGCGTGCTTTTGGAACCCATTGATCAATCTTATAAATACACGTTACTGTTTCGCCTGCAATTATCTTAGTAGAATTACTAAGCAAACAATTTGCGGTATATGCAGCAGCAGGAGTAGCTCCAGCAGCAGCACCGTTAACGATGACAGCTCCAACAGTAGCCCCAGCATTAGCAGCACTAAATGTAATTACATCGTAGGCAGCATTCGTAGTATCGATAGCAGTTATAGTAACAGCATCTCCAGATACGAAACCTACATCACCAACTTTAAACAAGTGGTTTTTACTCACTCTTGGAGCAGTAGTAGTACCACTGGCAAGAACGGTTGCAGCCTTAATAACATGGGCTTTCTTCGTTGCGTAGTCCAGATACAATGGAGCACCTTTTAATAGGTAACCACCATTTTTAGTTGCGTCCAGTTCGGTCACATCTAATACACCACCACCTAAACCATCAGAATGGGTAAGCAATTCGTCCCAAATATGTGGGTCGGGTGCAGGAGCGGTATTTTTTACAAAATAGGGCATAGTTTTTATTTTTTAGTTGTTTTATCAGTCACAAAACTTTTTACTGCGCTTGAAAAATCAGCGTCTAATTTACCAGCAGGATTACTTGAACTCGAACTCGTTGCATAAGATTTAAGACCTCGACTAACCATTAATTGACGATATTTATCAGCAGCAGCATCAATTTCTGCGTTTGTAGCAGTAATTGGCAATGAGCTTTTAAGCATGGTTACTTCTAACGGGTCAAATCCTTTAGTCTTTGTTTCAACATAAGCGTCAAATTGAGCTTTTTTAGTTGACTCTTTCGACTCTTTCAAATCGGTAGTAATCAAAGCCAAAGCGTCTTGTATCGCTTTTAATTCGGGCGAAACCTCTGTTGCTGGCTTAGCTGGTTCAGTCGGTTTCCCTTTTGCTTCTGATCTCGTTTTATCAAGAAGAGCCTGCAAACCTTTCACCTTACCTTCGTCTGCTAATTTCTTCAACTCGTCTGCGTTGTATTCTTCTATGCCCCTTGGTTTCGTTGTGAATGTTTTGGCTATACCAACCCACGCATCTAACGCCTCCACTGTTTCAAATTGAATACCCCCTGCGAGTTTTTCATCAATCCCCTCCGATTGGAGTTTACTGACTATTACTTCATTTTCAATCATAGTGTTTATTTAATTTGTTGCAAATATAATTAATTCTTTATTTAGTATAACTTTTTTATAGTTAAAGATTGTTATTAATTCAAACCTTGTGAATTTCTCTGATTCTCCGCCGCACTAGCAGTCGTCTTTAAGTTCGCCTCAACCTTCGCCTTGACTGCTGCATCTGCCGCAACCTTAGCTTTAAATTGTGCCTCTGCTGCTGTTTCGCTTTTCAGTTCTTCCATTGTCTCAGGAGTATTAATAGTCAATATCCTAACCGCATTCTCAACTGAAGTAATGCCTGCACCTACAGCAACCGCAAGCATATTGACCGTTTCGTCAACAGATGATGGCAACAACGAATTATAATTAAAGCTAATATCCAAATCTTTCATTCCTGTAAATTCAGGGTAAAGTTCAGTTGCCATATCTTTTACGATACTGATAATTCTTGAAATAAACTCATCGTGTATTTCCCTTTTCTCTGCTACTTTAACAAACGCCTGCAAAAAAGTCAGTTTCATTGATTGAGTAGATAAGTTACCATTTTTCATGTCTGTCATTAACTTATTAAGGTCAGGCCATGTAAAGCGATAAATATCATTCTCATTATTTTGCATTTCAAGTTTTATAGATTCAGGAGCAGATGTAACCTCTAAGTACTTCATGTCGGCTTGACCTGATTTGTTTGCATCGAATCCACTCGCACCATCAATCTCGTATATTTTTACGGTTGCATTGTAGACTGGTTTTTTAGATAACTTGCCATGAACTACCAATGCAGGATTACCGATGCGAACATTTACGTCCGAGTGCATTGAACGGGAATAGTCCTGAAGCGATATAAGGTCTTTTACATATTCAAACTCCGATGCGTCTTGTTCAAGATAGGCGAACAATAACTTTTTAGTCTGCATGGGGTTGTCGATATGTTTCTTTTCCGAGTTTCCTCCTTCATATATATCGACTCCATTCTCATCCCAAATTTCGATAACCGGAACATTTGCTCTTAGTTTCCCACCTTCTATCTTATCTTTTTTATATTCGATTACTACTGAGTCTATTTTATTATTATCATCTCTATGACGATAAATTTTATATCCATCTTTGTATGATAATACTTTACCTGTTATTCGGTCATCATCGCTGACATTAAACTGAATTGCAGCCCTTGTTTCAATTCCACACATTCTTGTAGCTTTTTTAATCAGCGACATCATGCGTAGGTCTTTGTTCCAGATATCGGTGAACTTAGCAAACGCATCTTGAATAGCTTGGTCGTTTCTATTTCCGTTCAAAACCAAATCAATATCATTACCATACAGAAAAGCCACCATGTTAGCCACTATTTGTTGTGGATAAGGTAGAGCAAGTTTTGTTTGGCGGACTTTGACTGACTTCTTTTCAATCTTACCATCTGGAGCTTCTACATCCTCCATTACATAATAGTCCTCCTTGTCTTGATCTATATGTATCGGGTGATGATTCTCATAGAAACGAATATCCCTCGCAATCTGTCCATAGGTTGTACGGTTACAGTTTTTGCGTAAAATAGTTAATTGTTCTGAAAAGGATAGAGTTTTTATTTGCTCTATATCTAAATGATCGGGGAATACTGGAGGTAATCCAATGTTTTCAACTTCCATGTTATGTTGTTTTGTGTTTATGAGTATATTTATAAATCTTATACTTAATTTCAGCTATTGAGTATCCAGTCCTATACAAGCTATCCTTAAACTCATACATATCAAATATCGTTTTTAAAAACTCACTAAATTGCTGTATTACAAATATGATATATCCTATTGGTACAAAGACACACATAAAAATAAATGCTAATACTTCTAATTTCCAGTTATTTTTTGTCATATATTTATCTGATTAATTCCAATTTCTATACTCTCCCAATTACTCCTACCACTTTTAGACTCGACCGCCTTATTATTAAATCCCATCTCGTCAGTAAACCTTCGGAGCATACTCAATGAATCGGGAGCATCGTCTTTTTGTTTTTCAACTTTTGCCAAGTAGGTTAATAATTGTTGTAATGCTCTGTCATATTGACTTCCAGGCTTTACGTCATTTCTAAATACGCAATGATTCTTAATCCATGCGCTGTCGGTAAAAATACGCGTTTCTTTATTCGATGTCGTAAACTGCCAAGTAACGTCCGTCTCTACCTCTTTTGAAATGCCTAAAGCAAATATACGCCCACCATTGTTGCTTTCAAACCGCATTAGATTAACATTGTTTTCATTCAAATTTCCAATCAACAACGGCTCTGTAACCTCAACTGGTTGGTCTGTAAAAACCCAGTCGTAAATGTAATACAAATCTCCGTATTTCTTTGCAAAAGGAGCAGATAAATAATCATGTCCTTCATCTGCGACGTCACATACGCCTAAATTAGAATCGTGTGACTCAATAGGCAATTTACCATCATACCATTTTAAATCATCATGGTCGAATAGTCTACCCTTTATATCAATCGGTTCTTGTTGGTATTCTGCAAACCAAATCGGTTCGGCAATCTTATTTTTTACATCAAGGTAGTGTTCGGTACTTTGAACATCTTCACAAAATGATTTATTCTTTTTAGTGAGAGCCGACACCTTAATGATATTCTCTTTCTTATAATCGCCACGAGCTTCATTTATTCCGATAATATCGTTTGTTCTCCAACGAGTACCTACGTCAATTTGACAACATCCACGCTCAACACGTGAACCTCTTGCTGATTCTGACCATTCTATTGTCTTTTGATTTACAGACTCGCTTAGAGCATCTGTGATACCTCTATAAAGGTCATCCGATATATCAAGCATTGAAGCTCCGATACCGATAATAGTTCCGCCAGTACCACCACCGAAATAACTGCTTTGTGTTGCAGTTTCTAAAGCCCACGTTTTTACGCCTTTTGTGCGTAGTCTAACACCAAATAATGCGAACCATTTATCTGCCGCAACTATTTCACGAACGTCTTTACTTAGTTTTTCATAAAGGGTAGATGTGCACGTATTTCGCATTACGCTTTTATCGGGAAAATGACCAAGCATGAATGCACAGAAAAGAGAGACAATATAGCTTTTACCACTACGTGGCGGGAGGCTAATTGCCACCCTTATAACCTCTTCGTTCTTATATGAATCATGTACACGTTGCAGAATTTCTGCTATATCACGTAAAAAAGGTCTGCGCGAATAGAATTTATAATCATGGTACAGGCAATAAGACCAGAAGTCTCCCTTCTTGATGCCCCTGCGAAGAAGTTCAATTCTTGCAGCAGCCTTCATTTCGAGCGAATGTCTATCGAGTATTGTTTGGTTTTCCATTTATAGTAAATTCAGTGCTGATATCAATCCTGCTTCAAGAGCATCCTCATAGTTATCATAAATAAAATTCCCTCCAGATTCAATAATATCATCCCAATTTTTATTTGGAGTTATAATGTTGTATGAATGGAATGCGAATTTTCCGAGTTGAAGTTCAATTCCAATAAACCAATTTTTCTCTTCTCTCAACCACTTTTGCAATACGGATTGTGTTGGAGCAGGGTAGAAATGTTCGTCATTTCT